AGCTAAAATGCTACACTTAACAAAAGGAGACAATCAATAGATGTCCATAACAATTTCGCCTACAGGACGCAAAGTCCGATATTTAAATAACAAAGATTTATTAGCTGAAATACATAAAAGTAAGAACACATTTTCAAGTTTTGTTAAACCAGAGTATAGTCAACATGACATTATTTTAACAAATTTAGATAAAGTAAACATTAGAACAATAGCTGAAGCAAAGCGCAACAAAGCTAAAAGACTAGGTATAGCAGCATTCAGTCAAGCAAGATTAGACGGTGATAAAAAAATCAAACTAGCAGAATGTACTCCAGACTACAAAACTGTTCAAAAAATTGATTTGATTTTTCGTATTATGACATTCGATCATATACCGGCAGCTCCTGGAAGAAAGAAAACAGTCAAAAGTACAGCAGATGCTCATGATAAAATTAACTTTCCTCCCTTTCAACACTGGAAATACAACGAAAATGACGAATTGGTCTGCGTAGGAAAGAGCCACTGGAAAGGACCTGTCGATACTGGTGTGTTTTCAAAAGATCACGGGCGCATTACAGAAAACTTAGGTAAAATGTTTATCAAACTCAGTGAGAGATATGCTCAACGTAGTAACTGGCGCGGTTATACTTACAACGAAGAAATGCGCGGACAAGCAATTCTACAGCTAAGCCAAATTGGTCTTCAGTTTGATGAATCAAAATCTGAAAATCCGTTTGCCTACTACACTGCCGCAGTAACAAACAGCTTTACTAGAGTGCTGAATATCGAAAAGAAAATGCAAAACATTCGAGACGACATGCTCGAAGTTCACGGGCTTACTCCTAGCTCTACTAGACAAAGTCGCGACGAATACGCCGAAGAAACAGCCCGTCAAGCCGAATTATATAAAAACTTCAGGATGCCTAAATCAGAAGAACCGGACATCGAAGAAGAAGAAGGGGCTTGATCTGTACTACAATAATCTGCTATACTGTCTAGTAGGAGACTCAAGTTAATGCAGTTATTCAAGAAAGTTGCATGTTTTACAGACATACATTTCGGACTCAAGTCCAACAGTGCTACACACAATCAAGATTGTGAAGACTTTGTAGATTGGTTTATTGCCGAAGCTAAGAAAGAAGGGTGTGAAACCTGTATCTTTCTTGGCGATTGGCATCACAACCGCAATTCAATTAATCTAATCACCTTAGATACTTCTATGAGGTGCTTGGAAAAACTAGGCGCTGCTTTCGAACAGTTCTTTTGGTTTCCGGGCAATCACGATTTGTTCTATAAAGACAAACGAGACATTCATAGTTCAGCGTTTGGCAGACATATTCCCGGAGTAACAGTAGTTGAAAAAGTTACAACTATCGGAAATGTTACTCTAGTTCCGTGGCTAGTAGGAGACGAGTGGAAGACTATTAGTCAAGTTGAAAGCAAATACATGTTTGGACACTTTGAACTGCCGTTGTTCTATATGAATGCAATGGTACAAATGCCCGATCACGGCGAGCTCAAAGCCGAGCATTTCAAACATCAAGACTATGTGTTCAGCGGACACTTCCACAAGCGTCAACAGCGTGATAAAATTGTCTACATTGGTAACGCATTTCCGCACAACTTCTCAGATACATGGGACGACGACCGAGGAATGATGTTTATGTCTTGGGGAGGTAAGCCGGAATTTAGAGCGTGGCCCGATGCTCCTAAGTTTAGGTCTTTAAAACTTAGTAGGTTAATTGACGAAAAAGATACGCTGATACTAAACAAAATGTATCTTAAGGTCAGTTTAGATATTGATATTAGCTTTGAAGAGGCAAACTTTATCAAAGAAACGTTCATGACCGAAGGTAAGATTCGAGAAATCAGTCTTATACAAGATAAAGATACTCTAGAATCTGTATCCGACACAACCACTGATTCAAAATTCGAAAGTGTTGATCAAATTGTAACTGAACAACTAGTAGCAATCGAAAGCGATGCGTTCGATAAAAAAACATTACTCGATATCTATAATAGCCTATAATGATTAAACTTAAAAATATTACTGTAAAAAACTTCATGTCTGTGGGGAATCAAACACAGGCTGTAGGGTTTGACAAGGAGCATTTAACCTTAGTACTAGGGGAAAACGTAGACTTAGGTGGTGACGATAGTGGTTCTCGAAACGGCACAGGAAAGACTACTATCATTAATGCTCTAAGTTATGCGCTGTATGGTCAAGCATTAACCAACATTAAAAAAGAAAATCTTATTAATAAAACAAACGGGAAGCACATGTTGGTTACCGTTGAGTTCGAAACAAACAATCAGGCGTTTCGTATAGAACGTGGCCGAAAGCCAAACGTGCTTAAACTATTTGTTAACAATCAAGAACAAAAGTCTAGCGAAGAAGACGACGCCCAAGGCGACAGCCGAGAAACTCAAAAGCATATTGAACAACTTATTGACATGAGTCATACAATGTTCAAACACTTAGTTGCGTTAAACACTTATACAGAACCGTTCTTGAGTATGAAGGCTGCTGATCAAAGGGAAGTGATCGAACAGTTATTGGGCATCACATTGCTTTCTGAAAAAGCCGAGAACTTAAAAGCCGCCATTAAAATTACTAAAGATTCCATTCAATCAGAAACTTATAAAATTGAAGGCATTAAAACTGCCAACGAAAATGTTCAAAAAAGTATCAACAGTCTACAGATTAAAAGTTCTGCGTGGGAATCAAAGAAAGACAGCGACCTCGAAAGTTTAGGTAAGGCTATTCTTCAGCTCGAAAGCGTCGATATTGATGCCGAAATTGCCGCTCATGCTGATTTAAAGGCATGGTTAGAGTTCGATACTAAGTTAAGAAATTTAAACAAACAAAAAGCAACTCTAGAAACTGCGTTATCTCAGGCCCAACGGACACGGGACAAGTATGCTAGAGAAGCAGCGTCTCTCGAAACAAAAACTTGCCCATCGTGTGAACAAGAACTACACGATCACAAGCACGAAGAAATGACCGCCGACGCCGTTAAACACTTGGCAGAAGCAGAATCATACTTTAACAAAGTATCAGATGATTTACAGAAAGTCATGAACGAAATAGGAACGGGCGAGATACCGCATAAACCTTTAACTTTTTATGAAACTGAAGCAGAAGCATTGGGTCATAAAAATAATTTAGCTAGTTTAGAAAGAAGTCTAGAGCAAAGAGCAGGCGATGTTAATCCGTATGACGAACAAGTAACTGAATTAAAACAGACTGCTATACAGACAATCGACTGGGCGCTAGTTAACGAACTTAGCAAGTTAAAAGATCATCAAGAATTTTTACTTAAATTATTAACAAACAAGGACAGTTTTGTTCGTAAGAAGATAATTGATCAAAATTTAAGTCATTTAAACAAACGATTAGGATATTATATATCCAAGATGGGGCTTCCGCATCAAGTAGTGTTTTTAAACGATTTAAATGTAGAAATTACACAGTTAGGGCAGGACTTAGACTTCGATAATCTCAGCAGAGGTGAGCGAAATAGACTCATCTTAAGTCTAAGCTGGGCGTTCCGTGACGTATGGGAAAACTTGTATCAGCATATTAATTTGTTGTTTATCGACGAACTTATCGACGCAGGCATGGATTCTGCTGGTGTAGAGGCCGGGCTAGCGGTCCTAAAAAAGATGGCACGAGAACGCAATAAGAATATATACTTAATTAGTCACAAGGACGAACTAGTAGGCCGCGTAAACAATGTTTTGAAAGTTATTAAAGAAAACGGGTTTACAAGCTACTCAAATACTGCCGACTATGTTGAAGAGTAATGATAAACAACTACGACAAGGTCTATGAAGAATATATCAATATAGTTACCGAGCTTCACAATGCCCATATTGCATTCAAAAGCAGAGCAACTCATGATAGTTCTTTAAGGATAAAAAGAGCACTAGCGGCGCTAGAAGATCACATTTATGTATATCGACAAGAAATTAAACAATTTCGAGAAGAATACAAAAAAGATCAAAAGCGTATTTGGCAAGAGCACAAACAGAAAGTTCGCAACGATAAAGCTGCGAAGGATCAAAGAAGAGAACTTAGAAACAAAAGGAAACAAAATGTCAACACAAAATGAACTACAAGCCGCATTTGATGCGTATATGGCCGAAGATGCAAAATTTACAGCAGGTAACAGTGCTGCCGGTACTCGTGCTCGCAAAGCATTAGCCGAAATGGGCAAAGCTGTAAAGGCACGTCGTAATGAAATCACTGCTGAAAAGAATGCTCGCAAGGAAGCCAAGGCAGCAAAGTAATCAATGACTTGGTCTTATCAAGGACAAGTTGTAGAAGAATTACCTGAAGACTGTATTGGTTTTGTGTATAACATTACTAATACAGTCACAGGGCGCCAATACATTGGCAAAAAATTAGCAAAATTTAGTAAAACGACCTACAAGACTGTAAAGTTAAAGAACGGCACCAAGAAGAAAAAGAAAATTAGAAGTAAAATTGACAGCGACTGGCAGGATTACTACGGGTCCAGCGTTGAACTATCTAAAGACATAGACACTTTAGGCAAAGACAAATTCACCCGCGAAATATTATACTACTGTAAATCTAAAGCAGAAACATCTTACATTGAGGCCCGAGAACAATTCGACCGCAAAGTATTAGAATCCGACGATTATTACAACGGACATATACAAGTCCGTGTACATGGCTCACACATCAAATCCAAACTTTAAGGCAACTTAATTCAGTTAAAGCTCGCACAGGCTAATATCGTGTGCCGAACAGTAGAAACCTGGCCTTCGTGTGCGCAGGAATCCGAAGCCTTACCGCTGAAGTAAGCACTCAATCAGTATCCTTAACAGGACCACGATCGCAAAATGCCTGCGGTTTGATTGTTTGAATAGAGTTAAAAATAAGGCCCAAGGATGGAGTAATAACAGAAACTCCACGCTTTACAAATATGATAGTGTATATTTG